TACAGTAACTGTTACAAGTGAATCAAATGGTAACAAATACAGAATTGATGGCGTACTTTATCCAAACTTAACATTTGTTAAAGGTAGTACATATAAGTTTATACTTTCTGATAATAGTGTTGCTAACCACCAATTATTATTTTCTGATGCAAGTAATGGTTATCACGGTGCTGGTACAACATACACAACAGGTGTAACTACAGTAGGATCTGCTGGTAATGCTGGTGCGTATACTGAGATTACAGTTGCTCAAGATGCACCGTCACAACTGTATTATTTCTGCTCTCTCCATTCTAATATGTCTGAGAGTAGTGTAATAACTGTGGTTCCTAATCGTCACTTGACTCCTAAGTTTCCATACATATTTGGTCTCTCATCTAAACAGACACTAAATATACCTAGTAACCAAGGTGTCGGCACACCTCCTGCTAGTGGAGGTGATGGTGGAGGTAGTAGTGGTACGCCTCAAACACCTAGTATAATAATTACAAACCAACCCACTAACGCAACTATTGCTGATGGTGGTACTCAAACTTTCAGTTTGATTGCTGTAATTGAACCTGAAGCTGGTACTATTGCATATCAGTGGCAAGTATCTACCGATGGTGGATTTACTTGGGCTAATCTTACAGGACAGAATACTTCTTCCTTACAAGTAGTAGCACAAGCGTTTATGACAGGTTATAGGTATAGATGTGTATGTATAGGTCCTGTCGGAGCTCAGACACAAGCATCTAACTCACCGCTTTCAAGTAACCTAGCAATTCTCACCGTAACAGGTGGAACGAGTCAACAAGATACATCTGGTATTTTGAAGTGGGACAGTAATGTCGGTAAATTTGATATGACTTCGGTTCCTTTTGATAGGGACAATAACAACCCAGATCTGACTAGAAATAATATCAGACTTGACGCAACTAATTATAATTACGACCTTACATAAATAAAAACGTAGAATAACCCCCCTACTATGGCTAAACAGAATCTCAATATTGGTGTAAGTGCCAATGATGGAACAGGTGATACCCTGAGAGACGGTGCTATAAAACTCAATAATGTTATAAACGAGTTATATACCTATCTTGGCGATAACACTAACCTACAACTTTCCATTGGATCACCATCAACAAACCAAGTTTTAAAATGGAATGGTTCAGTATTTACTGAAGGACAACTTGCTGCATCTAATCTGACAGACGTGGACGTTAGTGGGGTTACTAACGGACAGGTTCTTAAGTGGAATACTGCAAATGCTCGCTGGCAGCCAGGCGACGATCTACAAGGTGGTGGTGGCGGTGGTTCATCAATTACTAACCTAACCAATAATGGTTCTGGTAACGTTGTTGTAAATACTCATTTCTTACCTAATAGTGATAATACATTTGATCTTGGATCTACAACTCTAAGATTTCGTGATGGTTATTTTACAAACGCATCTATCTTCTTGGGTGATACTGCTATAAGTGCAGATCCAACTACACAAGAATTACAAAGAAAGAAAAAGAAATCACATACTGTAGAAAGTATTAACACAGGTGCAACTAGAACTGTATCATCAAAACTATCTTCTGAAGACTCAACACAAGAAGAGCAATTCAGAACTCGTTTTAGTGCTATGAAAGTTGGTACTAAGTTACATATTGAAGATTCAACTGGTGCAAAAGCAGAAGTTGATTTTGCATCATTTACTGCTGAGAACGGTGGTGCACGTGGTTTTATTAGTGTTACTGCTGCTGGTGCAAACCAATCTCAAGAATTATCAACCACTAACCCTGTTCACATAACATCTGTTAATACGATGTTGAGTGAAGATGAAACAGGTACAGTTTCAATAACAGGACAAAAATTAGATTTTGGTAGTAGCAATACTATTGAATTTGATGGTTCTGGTAACTTACAGATTCCAGAATCTGCTGAAATTAAATTTGGTAGTGGTGCAAATAAAAAACTATCATTTGATGGTAGTGACAACTTGATTCTTGCTGCTGGTACAGATATTCAGTTTGGTACTACTAATAAACTTAGTATGGACGCATCTGGTAACTTAACACTTCCAGATGGAGAACTACGTTTTGGAACAAGTGCACGTAAATTAAAAGTTGATAGTGATGGTAACTTAGAACTTCCTAGTGACGGTGAGATCAAGATCGGTACAAAGAGAATGAAGATCGGTACCAATGGTGATCTTGAAGTTGCTAATGATGGTACTAACTTTAATGAGATAGGTGGAGGTATTGGTTCTCAGTTAAGTAATGCTCCTGCTGGATCTTCTATTATTAAAGGACACGATAACTCTACTATCTACAAACCATCTCCAACAATTTTATATGTATTCACTAATAATGGTATGACGAATTACATAGTAAATGGACCTGGCTCTGCAAGTAATGCTGCTAATGGTCCTCTTATAGTTCATAGAGGATTCACTTATGATCTTAAGAATGCTGCTGGTGGACATCCACTAGAACTAAGAGTTTCTGATGGTGGTTCAGAATATACAGGTGGTGTTTCAGGAAATAAGAACGCATTACAAACTTGGACAGTTCCATTCGATGCTCCAACAACCCTTTACTATCAATGCACGTCACACCCTGCAATGATAGGAACAATCACGGTCAAATGATTAAATGGCAAGAACAGTCCCAGGACAAGGTGCAGTAATTGAACCACTCTTTAATTCTATATTTGGCGTTAGAGATGTTTTTGTGGTGGATGGGGGTAGTGGTTATAACCAGTCTGACCCACCTAAGTTAACTATAGGTAATTGTGGAACTCCTATTAGGGAGGCAATTCTTGAACCTATAATTACTAATGGTCAAATTGCTGCTGTAAAAGTATTAGATCCAGGTGAAGGGTACGATCCATTTAGAATTAATATAGAAACTGCTGGTGATGGTTTTGGTGCAAAGGCAAAAGCGATATTATATGAAACAGATCAGATTGATATTAATGGTAATGTAATTGCTCCTGCTGGATCAATTCAATATATTCAAGTTTTATCTAATGGTGATCAATATTTTTCAGATGTTGTAACTGCTGAAATAAAAGGTGGTGGTGGATCAGGTGCTGAACTACGTCCTGTTACAGGTCTTATCACAGGTTTATCATTAGAAAGTGCTGGATCTAACTATGAAATAGGTGACGTTAATATTATTGTATCTGGTGGAGGGGGACAAGGTGCAACTGGTGTTGCTGAAGTTAATGAGTTTGGTATCGTTAAAACTATTAATGTATCTAATGTAGGTGAATTTTATGAGACACCTCCTGTTATTTTATTAAATGGTGGTGGTGGTTCTGGTGGTAAAGCAATAGCAACTGTTGATCTTGGTGCTATCACTGGTATTAATATCACAAATCCTGGTGGTGGATATTCAACTGCACCTTCAGTTCTCTTTACTAGAAATACAAACTTAACTAAGACATCCAGAAATAGACAGTCATTTAACTCCACATTATATAATATTACTGGTCTATTAACTAGCGTTGATGAAAACGATACTAGCATCTTTGTTCAAACAACTGATCCATATCCAGGTTCAGGAAAAATATTAATTGGAAGAGAAGTAATAAGATATACAGGTAAAACAGGTACGTCATTTACTGGTTGTGACCGTGCTCTAAACTTTAGATACGATCAAAAAGTAACCTTAGATGCACTTGCAGATATTGGTGGTACATCTGGATATGAATTTTTTGTTGGTGATAGAGTTGTAAGAACTAATGAAAGTTCTGGTAATAAGATTGCTAGAGTATATGATTGGATACCATCTGAAAGAGCATTATATTTGACATTTGAAGTTGACGAACTAGCATTCATTGATGGTGGTTCATCTCAAATCAAATCTCAAGTAATTGACTTTTATGCTGGTGTTGCATCATCTTCTGGTACTGGTCTTGCACCACATAATATTATTGATTCAGCAGGATCAACTATAGTTACATTAACAGTTCCTATCAGTTCAATATCTGATAAAGATTTTGAAGACATTGCAGAACTTCAAGGTGCTGGTGATGGTATACCTGATTTGATCAATACTGGCACTGATTTTGCTGGTAACATAAATCTAGATGGTGGTATAGCATCATCATTATATGGTATTGAAGAGACATTAGGTGGTACCAATACAACATTGTTTGCTGTTGGAGACCAAATGTCTGATGGTTCAAATCCTCCACTATCACCTACAGTATCCGTTGCGGGTGAGCTGGGTGATGGAGATGTCCACGTTGCACAAGTAGATTTCTTATTCCGTTCACATACAACAGGAAACTATGTTGTAGGTGAGACTGTTGTAGGATCTATCACTGGTATCACTGGTATTGTAACCGCTTGGGATGCAGCAACAAAAACCTTATCAATAGGTTCAACCGTAGGAAATTCTGGTAATTTCTTATGGAATGATAATGAAACAATCACAGGTAATGGGTCTGGAATTGTTGGAACGATACAAAAAATTTACTATCCTTCCTCAGTTCGCAATGAACCTGATTAAACCTAGTATAAATAAAAGGAAGGCAATAGCAGTCATATGGCACTACTAACTGACCAATTTAGAATATTCACTGCGGAGAAGTTCATCAAATCACTCGAAGGTCCTGATAAGAACCAGAGTGACATAGCTGCTGGTGCGAACAGAGATCGCTTGTATGTTTTTATTGGTAGACCCCAAGAATGGGATAACGAAAACAATCCACCAACCCCTGTTGATTCTTTTCAGGAGTTCTCTGATAGTTACGATGATATGATCTCGATGAAGCGTGTTCTTGCGAATGACGCTGTTCAGGTTATACGTCGTATTGACTGGATTCCCCCAGAACAAACAACTGGTGGTTTAGGTTATGTGTATGATATGTATCGTAATGATTATTCATCTAGTAAGACTGCTTCTAGTGGTGCTACAAAACTTTACGATGCTGATTTCTATGTTGTAAATAGTTCATATCAAGCATATAAATGTATCTACAATGGAACGTCACCATCCGACCCGAACGGTAAACCATCGACGATTGAACCTACAGGTACTTCTACTTCAATTATCACTACTGCTGATGGTTATCGCTGGAAGTATATGTTTACAATACCAGTTGGACAAGTTTTAAAATTCTTCTCTGGTGATTATATGCCAGTGTTGACTGATACTGCTGTTATATCTGATGCTGTTGGTGGTGAGGTTGATACAGTTGTTATTCAATCATCTGGTTCTGGTTACAACAACGGTACATATGAAAACATTCCTGTAAAGGGTGATGGTACTGGTGGAAGAATTTCTGTTGTGGTTGATGGTGGTCGTATTGTAAACGCTACTGTAACTTCTGGAGGATCTAATTATTCCTTCGGTAAAGTAATTATTGATGAGATTAATGGTATTGGTGCTGGTACAGGATCAGGTGGTGCTATTGATGTTATCATTCCACCTAAAGGTGGACACGGATCTGATCCAGCAATTGAACTTGGTGGATATCGTGTGATGATTAACACGAAGTTTACCTACGATGAAGGATCAGGTGACTTCCCAACTGATAATGATTACAGACGTATTGGATTAAATTTAAATCCACTTAAATATGGTACTGAAGAACTTGCAGATGCTATCACATTATCATCTACAAACGCTGTGATTTTCTCTCCAGACTTCACAGGATCATTCAACACGGATGAAATTATTACTCAAACTCGTACTATCGGTGGTCAACAGGTGACTGCTAGAGGTAGAGTTGTTTCTTGGAACTCAACAACTAAAGTTTTGAAATATTATCAAAACAGAGTTGATGGTATCTTCCCAGAAATTTCTGGTAACAAGACTGTATTTGATGGAGGTAATACAGTTGTTGGTTCGGGATCTGGTACTTCTGCTGACCCTGATATTAACTTCCCTATTATTCCTGGTGAAGCAACACGTGTTATAAACAACACTGAATATGACCTAGGTATGTCATTCACATCTGGATATGCAAAACCAGAAGTGAAAAAAGACTCTGGAAAAGTCATCTACATAGACAATAGGAGAGCAATCTCTCGTGCTGGAGACCAAATTGAAGACATTAAGATCGTAGTAGAGTTCTAAACCAATGCCACAGAATACCAATCTGAACATATCGCCATACTTCGACGATTTCGATAAAACAAATAACTTTTATCGAGTTCTATTTCGTCCTGGTTATCCAATCCAAGCAAGAGAGTTAACAACACTTCAATCTTTGATGCAAAATCAGATTGAATCTTTTGGTACTCATATGTTCAAGGATGGCTCGATGGTCATTCCTGGTCAAATAGGTTATGACTTAGATGCAAAAGCAGTATTGCTTCAAGGATCATTTTTAGGAGCAGACGTTGAGCAATATAGATC